CATTTGATAATTTTTTCAACGCCACTGGAGGTAAGATAACCAGTATTATGAAACGTATACCAAATCACGAACCTTGGCCACAGCATGAAAATTTAGATCCATTATTCATGACACCTAGTTCCACTGATAGAGAAAATACAGAACCTATCAAGTTTACAGCAAATGCTAATAATCAGTTGGTACCAAAGTATTACTCAGTCTATACAACTGCTACAGATACCTTTACAAAATATAAAGGCACTGCAAGCGGTCCTACATCAGGAGGAAAATAATGTCCGATAGTTTACATACCAAAGTAGTTATTACTTCAAAGGCTACAAATAATACAGTATCCAGTCCGAGAAAGTACAGAGGGTTTAGTACAGTCAGTACAACCACCCAGAATTTTGCATTGTATGATTTTGAATTGATCAAACAAGATCTGCTAAACAGTTTTCATGTTCGGCAAGGTGAAAGATTGATGAATCCTGAATATGGGTGTGTGATATGGGATTTGTTGTTTGAACCATTAACTGATAATCTCAAAGAACTTATATTGCAAAATGTCAATCAAATAGTCAATGCTGACCCCAGAGTTCAGGCCAGTAATGTGATTGTTACCAGTTATGATACAGGGATACAGATAGAAGCAGTATTGACTTATCTGGTTTATAACCTACAACAGAAGTTGCAAATACAGTTTGATCAAACCAACGGTTTAACAGCGCAGACTGTATAAAATACACACATAATTTTATCAAATAAATACAGTTATTAGGATCAATCATGAGTTCAACCACAAGACAAAATAATCTGCTTATGGCAGAAGATTGGCAAAAGATATATCAAAGTTTTAGGAATGCAGATTTCCAAAGCTATGATTTTGACAATCTGCGTCGAACAATGATTGATTACATTCGTACTAACTTTCCTGAAGATTTTAACGATTATATTGAAAGTTCAGAATACCTTGCGCTTATCGATTTAATTGCTTTTATAGGACAAAGTGTAGCTTTCCGCGCTGACCTAAATGCTCGTGAAAACTTTTTAGAGCTTGCAGAGCGTCGAGACAGCATATTGAGATTAGCTCGACTGGTCAGTTACAATGCCAGAAGAACTGTAGCAGGTCAGGGATTATTAAAATTTAGCACAATACAAACTACTGAAAATGTTGTTGACAGCAATGGGCGCGACCTTGCTGGACAATTTATATCTTGGAATGACAGCAGTAATCCCAACTGGTACGATCAATTTATCAAAGTTATCAATTCGGCACTTCCTCAAACTCAGCAGTTTGGCAATCCGGCGGATAGTGCTACCATTTATGGAGTTCCTACTGCACAGTACAGATTCAATGCCACTAACAAAGATGTTCCGGTATATTCTTTTTCTAAAACTATAGCAGGTCGTGCAATGGACTTTGAAATAACCAGCACGTCATTCAATGGACAAACATTTATATATGAAGAAGCTCCAAAGATTGCAAATCAAATTGCTTGTGTGTACAAGGATGACGGTTACGGAGCTGGCAGTCCAGGCACTGGATTTTTCTTTAACTTTGTACAAGGAACACTCAACACAGGATCGTTCACAATCTCAAACCCCACTACCAATCAAAAGATCAATATTGACACACAAAATATCAATGATTCAGATGTTTGGTTATATGATTTAAATCAAAGCAATGGATTGGAGAACACACTATGGTTAAAAGTTCCTGCTCTAACAGGAAATAATATTGTCTACAATGCATTAAATCAAACCACTAATACAATTTATGCAGTAGCCACTCGAGTCAACGATGCAATCAGTTTAAATTTTGCAGATGGCACATTTGGAAAACTGCCAAATGGTAATTTTAGAGTTTATTATAGAGTCAGTAACGGTTTAACTTATACCATTAATCCAGCAGACATAGTTAATGTATCAATAGTTATACCCTACAAGTCTGCACTAGGCACAAGCGAAACCCTCACAATAGGACTCAGTTTACCCAGCTCGGTTATCAACGCAACTGCCGCCGAAACAAATGCCAGCATAAAACAAAATGCACCGCAAACATACTACACTCAGAATCGTATGATCACAGGCGAGGACTACAATGTTAGTCCGCTAGCAGCCAATCTACAAGTGGCAAAAGTAAAAGCAATCAACAGAACATCCAGCGGCATCAGCAGATATTTTGATCTAACAGATCCTACCGGCAAATACAGCAGTACAAACTTGTTCGCAGACGACGGCATAATTTATCAACAATTTTATACTTCAGGCACAACATTTTCTGCATCTGGCACCAAGGTAACCGGAGCCTACATTCAAGGTGTAATTGATAACACTGTGCTACCTATCCTAGAAGATCCCAATCTTAGAAATTTCTTTTACTCAAATTTTATTACCTACACTTCTGCCAGTCTCAATGTGTCATGGTATTCAGTGACCGGCGATAGTAACAGCACCAGCGGATACATAGGTGGCATTGCATCTAAAACACCTTTTGCTGTAGGAACATATACATTGACAGATTTGAGCTATGTTAGGGCTGGCGCACTGATCAAATTTACTGCACCTGCTGGAAAATATTTTAATACAGCACAATATAATGCTGTCACTACTATACCAACGGTAGCAGGTCAACCGGTAATACCATCAAAGGGTACTAGTTATTTGTGGGCAAGGGTAGTTTCTGTAAACAGCGACGGTACAGCCGGGGGTGTAGGAACATTGTCGACTGGGTTTGGACCAATTGTTCTCAGCAAACAAATCCCAACCGGCGCAGTAGTTTCAGCTGTAATGCCTCATTTTGCAACAACCTTGACTTCTAGTGTGCAAGCGTCGATGGTTGATTTGATACTGAGTAATTCAACTTTTGGTCTGAGATATGACACTGCTACAACCAGTTGGCAAATTGTTTTTGAACAAAATCTAAATAACAAATCTACGTTCAGCTTGCAGTATCAGGGCAATAACAGTAACACACAGCAAGACGCCAGTTGGATGCTGTTGTTTACGACAGATACATTGATATACACTATTACAGAACGTGCGGCACGATATGTATTTGAGAGCAATGCCGAAGTCACATTCTATTTTGATGACAGCGTTAAAATTTATGATATTGTAAAATCAAATACTATTACAGACACTATAAAGATACTTAATATCAATACACAGCCCGACAGTGCCTTTCCGTTCACGACTGACTATCAATGGCAAGTGGTTAGTGAATTTATTGGACAAGACGGATATATTGATCCTAAAAAAATTATAATAACTTTTGCAGATCCAAGCAACAGTGGAGTAGTTGATAATCCTCAACAGTTTTTAGATATTGTTGCACCTTCAGTAAATTCATTAAACAAGTACATTGTTGAGAAAAAATATGAGATATCTTTAGGACAGGAAGACTACAAATATGTGCCTAATAATCCATCTACCGGGCCAGTAATTATATTGCCTACGCAAAGCGCCGCATATCCAGTAAGTCAATGGACAGCTGGACAATACTTTTATCTTGTTGACACACAATTGGTTGTGCAGTATGTGCCTACCAGTACTACTCAACAACTACAACCTACGTTGGATTATAAAGTCTATTCAGGTAGAGATGGGTTACGATTCCAATATACCCACGGTGCTAATTATGATTCAAGGATTGATCCAGGCTCTAGCAACATCATCGATATCTACGTATTGACTCACAGTTATGATACTGCATTTAGGCAGTGGGTAGCCAAGGGTGCCTTGCAAGATGGAACCAAGCCATTACCACCAAGTCAGGACGAATTAAATACACTACTATCACCTAACTTGAATTTGATCAAATCAATATCAGATGAAGTAATTTATCATTCAGTAAATTACACATTACTTTTTGGGCCAGCCGCCGACCCTGCACTACAGGCAACATTTGAAGTCATGATAAACCCTACATCAGCAGTGAGCTCGGCCAATGTCATAGCCAGAGTGTTGACAGCAATTAATCAGTTTTTTGCGCTTGAAAATTGGGGGTTCGGTGATACTTTTTACTTTACAGAATTATCAACTTATGTAATGAATCAGTTGGCACCGGATGTGATCACATTTGTGATTGTACCAGCTCAAACAGGTAGATACTTTGGAAGTTTATTTGAAATAACATGTCCTAGTGACAGTCTTTTCTTGAGTTGTGCTACAACAACAAATATACAGGTAGTAGCTGGGTTGACCAGTACTAACCTTAAAACAGTAACGGGCACTGCACTAGGTGATACAGTGTCCAGTCAACAGATAACCAGTGCAAATTATGGGGCAAATAGTTAATGGCTAACAATGTTATACCACCCGGAGGATTAGGTGTAAATTTCCTTCCGGACTTTTATCAAACCCCTGCCAATAAAAAATTCCTGCAGGCCACGATTGACCAACTCTACCAACCAGGAACTATTACCAAGACTAGCGGATTTATCGGACGAGAAAACGCCAAGGCTGCCAACGGATCAGATATCTATGTAAAAGCATCCACTCGAGATAGACAGAACTATCAGCTGGAGCCGGGTATCGTAGTAAAAGATTCTTTAGCCAATGTAACGTTTTTTAGAGACTATCAGGATTACATCAATCAGTTGGGAGTATTTGGAGCAAATACCAACAACCATGCTCGTCTAAACAAGCAAGAATTATACAGTTGGGATCCACATATTGACTGGGATAAGTTTGTAAACTTTCAAAATTACTATTGGTTACCTTACGGACCTACCACTGTAAGAATTTATGGACAGCAAGCAACAGCTATCAGCACATACACTGTAGAACTACAGTCAGAAGGCAATGTCAATGAATATCTGTTTACACCAAATGGACTGACACTCAATCCTACTATCAAATTATATAGAGGTCAGACTTACAATTTTAATGTTAACAGCCCAGCCAACCCATTCAGTATCATGCTGTCTAGAGCAACAGGTACTTCTACCCGTTATTCTCAAGGTGTTATTAACAATGGAGTTACTCAAGGAATATTAAAATTCACAGTGCCTATAAATGCCCCCGACCTACTGTATTATCAAAGTGAGTCAGATATAGCAGTAGGCGGAGCAATAGAAATTTATGATGTGCTTGCTGATTCCTATATTGATATAGATAATGAAGTGCTTGGTAAAAAGAAATACACATTGAGCAATGGCACTGAATTGAGCAACGGTATGAAGGTTGCGTTCGGTGGAAATATCACTCCGGAAAAATACGCTAAAGGTAGTTATTATGTAGAAGGTGTAGGCACTGCAATCAAATTAGTCCCCGAAACTATTCTAGAAATAGTAAGTCCTTATACCACTAATCAGGCTATAGAATTTGGCGCAAGTGCATTTGATACAGCACCGTTTGATGATGCCACAGGTTTTGCTACCTTAAAGGACTACATAGTAATCAATCGTGCCAGCAAGGATCATAATCCATGGACACGATACAATCGTTGGTTCCATAAAGATGTGATAGAAACATCGGCAAAATACAACAATGACACTGTATCGTTGGATCAAAATGCTAGAGCAGTACGACCAATCATAGAGTTTGAAGCAGATCTCAAACTATTCAACATGGGAACTTCTGCTATAGTTGATATTGATCTAGTTGATGATTTTACTACAGATGTATTTTCAGTCATTGAAGGCACATCTGGGTACAACATTGACGGTGTACAATTGGTACAAGGGCAAACAATATTATTTTTAGCCGATACAGATCCTTTGGTAAAAAATAATATATTCCAAGTTGACTTTGTCAACATACAAGGAACCACACGTATAGCATTGACTCAAGTGGCAACTCCTGTAGAAAATCAAGCAACAATAGTTCTACAAGGCGTTAAGAATCAGAGTCTAATGTACTGGTTCAATGGCACTACCTGGATCAAAGCGCAACAGAAAACTTCAATAAATCAAGCTCCGTTGTTTGATATATTTGACGACAACGGTATCAGTTACAGTAATCAATCAACTTACGTGGGCACTA